GCGGTATTCGGCAATAGTTTGTGCATAGCCTCGAGGTCTTTCTTCCTCAAGTCTTTCAATCTCTGAGTTGAGATGTTCTATACGTTCTTCTTTCGTCATTGAGTATCCTCCTTAGTAGTTGCGTTAAGCCGCCATACGGCTAAAGTTCTTCACTTTCTCAAAACGAATTACTTGGTCAAACTTCTCATATAACTGATCACCCTTGTGACTAATAATGAATACATTAGAGTCGGCTGTGATCTCATTAATAATTTTCAAGAACTCTTCTGTACCTGCATTGTCTAGGCTAGAGTCCATGATCTCGTCCATGATCAAAAGATTAGTAGAAACAGAGTTGCGTAGTTTACTGACTGATCTCCAAGTAAATAGTAGTGCTAAATCGATGCGTAACTTCTCACCTTCAGAGAACGATGCGTATGTGAACACATCACGAAAACGACTTTTGATAGTCTCATTGAAGTTTTCATCTAGTTCAAATTGCACAAAGAAATCCATGGCGGCTAAGTATTTATTAATTAGCTTATTCATCACTGGGACATACTGCTTAATAATACGTGTCTTAATCCCGCCGTCTTTTAGCATAGAAGCGACAAGTGATAGCATTTCTTTATCATCGAATAGTTGACTTTGTTTAGTATGATATGTAGTCATATCATCTTCGAACTTCTTTATCTCTGAGTTGTCTATCGCTTCAACGGACTCTTCTGCTTCTGTTAGTTCGCCTTTGATAGACTTACACACATTCATCGCCATCTTGTAGTTAGCGTTATGCTCTGACATCTCAAGGTTCTTTGAAGCCATTTCAGTCTCTACATCATCGATCTCACCAAGTCGTTTGTTTACGCTTCCAAGTCTATTGTCGAGTTCTGTCTGGGCTTTTTCGATTTCTGTAATCTTGCCTGTGGATTCTTCGATTGTTTCTTGTTTAAATTCGTGTTCGATCCCTTGCTTGCAGGTTGGACAGTTGTCGTGGTCTTCGTAGAAGTTGATGTCTTTACGTAGCTTGGATAACTTTGTGGAAAGTTGACCATCGATTTTCTCCAGTTCTTGTAGCTTCTTTTTCATGCCAGTTTTGTCACTGACACCTTCAGCCATTTGCTGTACTTCACCCATGATAGCTTCTACAGCGGCTTGCTCGTCTTCGATCAAAGCAATTTGCTCTTTCAACTTCTCTTTAAGTTTAACAACTTCACCTTCTTTTAATTCACGAATGGATTCGTTGTGTAACTTAGCATTGTCGATACTATTCTTAAGTAAGTCGATCTGGTACTTGATCTCTTGTATCTCTTCTTTATTGTTAGATACTTTCCCCTTCAGTAACGTATTCATTACTGTAAAGATTTGAATATCAAGTAAGTCTTCGATGACTGCCCTACGTTCACTCGCTTTCAGTTGCATAAAAGGCACGAATGTACTAGAACCCAGAACAACTACTTGCCCAAAAGATTTGTAATTCAGTTTAAGAATACTCTCTTCTAGGTATGATTGATAATCCCGTGCGGCGGCATCTTGATTTAAGAGTTCACCATTACACCAAATCTCAAACACATTAGGTTTGATACCACGCTTTACGTTGTAGTCTTTTGCACCGATCTTGAATGCAAGCTCTACTTGCAAGTCTTTTTGATTGATAGAGTTGAGTAGTTGCTTCTTGTTGATGTTTCTAAAAGCTTTACCATACAACGCAAAAGAAATGGCATCAAGCATTGTAGATTTGCCTGCACCATTTTCACCTAGAATAAGAGTAGACTTACTATTGTCTAACGGTATCTCAGTCCACGAATTACCCGTAGATAAGATATTCTTAAACCTTATCATCTTAAAATGTATCATACACTCAAAGCCTCACTGTATAGTTCTCTCAAAAAATTCTCAACTTTTACTTTGTCGCCCTTGAACTCAAGGTTCTGTACGTACTGTGTCAATATAGTCATAGTATCTTGCGCCTCATCTACTAACTCATCATCATCAATCATGTCTAGATTTTGATGATCTTCTACGACTTTGATGTCTGCGGCTTGTGATTGCTGTAGACGATCTAAGAACAAGTCGAAGATATAAGGATTGTCCTTAGTCTGTACTATAACCTTTATGAAGGCGTTTGTCAAGAGGGAAGTGTCTAAATGTGCAACATCTTCTATAGTCATGTCAGTATCATTGTACAGGATCTTATGAAATAGCTGATTTGGATTTTGAACATGCGTCATCTCACGGGTATCAGTGTCAAAGACATTGAAGCCACGCTTCTGTGCATGATCAGCCCAAGTCATCTCATATTGCGCACCTAGATAAGATATGTTACCAATAGTGGACGGTTGATGAAAGTGACCTGAGTACACACCATCAAACTTCTGAAAGACTTTACGATCCATACCATGATCACACAGATGACCTTTATCCATCTCAAACCCAGTAATCTCAAAGTGACCCATGAGTATCTGTGCTTTCGTTGAATTCATAGCATCTATCGACTCCTCATAGTTCTCTTGACATAGCCAAGGGACTAGCATGATCTTACACCCATCCATGTCTAGCTCAACTGGCTTCTCCCAGTATAGTTCTAGATTTTCTAGTGATGTGTGACCATAGAGTTGACGTAGACTATTGACATCATTTGTGTTCTTGTAATACGTATCATGATTACCAGCAATGATATACATCTTGATACCGTCTTCTTGGCACCGTTTGAATAGTACATCATGCATAGTCTGCGCAGTTACAAAGTTAATGTACTTACGTCTGTCTGTCAAATCGCCTAGATGAAAGATAGTATCGATGTTATTCTCTTTCAAGTAAGGAAAGAAAACTTCATCGTAGAACTTTCTCTGATGTTCAGCGATTACAGCATTATCGTTTCTTGCACCGAAGTGCGTGTCGTTTAGTATAGCAATCTTCATTCAGTAGTACCTTCATCTTCACCGTAAAACTTTTCAAGCCCCTTCTTCTTTGTCTTTTTCTGAGCCTTGCTTTTTGTTTCCATTCGCTTCTCGTAGTTAGATACGAAATCATTCATGTAGTCATTATTAAGGTCAATGTAACCAGGTTCACCTGATGCGCCTTCTTCTTTCTCGACGGCAGTACCAGTGAGTACAGATTGCTCTGTAACCTTGTGTCTAATATACACTTGTTTCTTCTCTTTGTCAATACGTCTGAGGAAAGCATACCAAATAATTTGCGTAAAGTATGCAAATGGGTTGCTAGATTTCTGTGGATCAAAGTTCTTTAGTGCTTGAATAGCATTCTCTAAGCCATCACTAATCATCTCTTCTTTGTATGTGTAGCCTGAGAAGTTAGGTTTAGTTGCTAGACGATTTGATATCTGATAGATGCACTCACCGATGTAATTCGGTATCTGAGGGTTCGGTTCTCCCGATTCCTCTGCATCTTTACATTGTTGTTTGTAGTCAATGATAGCCTGTAAAAACTCAGGGTTATTGACGTAATTTCTCTTTGCTCTTGCCATAGGTCACCTCACTTGGTATATATTGTTGTTAATATAACATATTATAGGGAACTTGTCAAGTATTATTTTTCTTTTCGGTTTGCCCTTGACAGGTTGATTCTTTTGGTGTATAATAATATTAATGCTTTTATGAATTAATCTAATGTTTAGTTGATGATCTTGATTCAAGTAATGTTTCATACATCTCTTCTAAGTCTGAGGCATAATCATCATCTGTAAGTATGTCAGGCTCATCATATGAAGCACTTATTCTAGCTTTGAAGTCTTCGTAGTACGAGACTGCTTTGTTGTTTGCGGATTGCACGTAGTATATATCTTCTTTATATAAGACAACGGAGTTCTCCTCGGAGAGGAGTAACCAAGACTTAGCGAACATTCCGTGTACTGGATCAATACTAATTTCTAAAGGGGAGTCTATCATAACGAACTCTTCTTCGTCATGCTCTATGATACCCACTAGGTCTTTACCTGTCTTCAACTTAATAGTTACGTAATTCGGCATAATTATCCCTTAATGTCTACGTTATAGATTTTGAAGTCAAAACCCTGATCACTGTATATCTTTACTCTTTCCTTAAAATGTCTTACTGCGAAATTTTCTTTTGTTTTCCATTGCAGATCGTCTACTATGTCATATAGCGTTGCTTTATCTTTTCCGTTACCTTTTCTGAGAACTCTACCAATCGACTGGAGATTTCGTATGCGAGATTTAGAAGGACTAGCGAAGATAATATTGTCAAGACGCTTAATGTTAACACCAGTAGAAAAGGTACCATAGCTAGCCAGTATGATATTATCTGAAGTAGATTCGGCAATGCCTCGTACTGCTTCTCTATCTTCTGCTCCAACTCCCCCATGAATGAAATGTACGACTTTTCCATCTTTCTCAAGGAGCGGGTGCAAAACTCTGCCATGCTTGTCAACGTATTGAAATAGTATAAGCGTGTTGCCTTCAAGAGACCACGCAAGGTTTCTAATAAATTTGTTACGTGCTTCATTTCGAACAATCCAGTCAATTTCTTCTTGATAACTCTTATTCTTATTTATCTGTCTCGTTTCTGGTGGATATCCTAGAATAAGTGCTTTGATACCGAACTCTGCTAGAGTACCGTCATCGATTAGTTTTTTAGTTTCAGTTACTTCTTTAGTTGGACCAAACAGTCCTTCTAGTACTAACTTGTGTGTCTGCGATTCATCTAATGTACCAGTGAAGCCATATCTATACTTGACATGCGGTGTCTTCTCTAGTACTTTAGTTAGTGACTTAGCTTTAAACAAGTGTGCTTCGTCACCGATTACAACATCAAACTTCTCGTACCAATCTTTCTTTAACTTGTAGATAGATTGCCACGTTGTTACAGTATAGTCTGCGTCTACGTTCTTGTCAACCCCACCCATAATCTTGTGAATGTCTAGAGGTCTGTTCTTGTTATATTCTACAAAGTCAGATGACATTTGAGATACAAGTGATGTTGTTGGTACAACGATTAGAACTTTACGACCTTGCTCTACATGATGGCGAGACAGTAAGTATATAATGAAAGACTTACCTGATGCTGTCGGTGATAGAAACAATGATCTGTTATTATATAGTGCGTGTGCTACAGCATCATTCTGATAGTCTCTAGGTTCAAATGCACTATCAAAGTCTTTTGCTAAGTCATAGCCAGCATTCTCATAGTACTTTGTTTCTGGTAAGAGTGAACTATCTACTTCGACTTCATAGTCTCTATCATTACAGAACTTAATAATGTAAGGAAGCAGACCAGCATAGATCATGCCAGTCATTGTATTCATAAGTCTAATCTTGCCGTCCCATACTCTATTCTTGTATGCGGGCATGAACTTATAACCAGGCACGTAGAATTCAAAGTAACCGCTCATCTCCATCTTTACAGATGCTTCAGCATTTACTCTGACATGTACATTATCAATCTTTTCTACGTGAACTTGTTCCATACTATATTACATCGCTCCAGTTCTAAATCGTTCCCAGTCAACAATAGTCTTTAACTGGAACCCTCTATTACTTATCATCTTAATAATTGCTTCTAAATAGTTCACCTTCTCTTCAATCATACCGACTTTTAGTGACAGATTAATCATATCTTGATCTGCATCAATGTATGTACTGATATC